GGCTGTCAAGCGTTAGGAGCTGAGAGCCTGTCGGTGTTGGTTGGCTTGCCATTCGCGGCAGCTCCTCGACCGATGTGCACAAGGTAGGCCCTAACCCTGGCCAGTGTCAACCCCCTAACCTATAACCGTCGCTTATGTCATTAATAAGCGGGGCTGATGACACAGATTTTTTTATAAAACAAGAACACGCGTACCAGCGCACGCCCGCCTGCCCGCGCCCACACGCGCCATCGCCCGCACACACGCGCACACGCGGGGGCACGCGCGTTACCTGTTGCGCCCTACCCCGCTGGGGGGTGCTGCGGCCCGACTTACTAGCGTAAGGACTTCGCATTTTTGTGTCGAAATTTATGGCCCTTGCGTAAGGCGCTGGAAAGGCCCTCCGAGGAGCCTTAGGTGTACTTACACCTGAGGGGAGTCGGAGGGGTCTTCCTGGGCCTTCCAGGGGCCGCTAAGACGCATCTCATCAAAGAAGTCCTTGCCAGTCTCGGAATACACCGGAGGAATGACACCTGACGGACCAACATCAAGACCCTTGAGTGCTTCAAACACTGCTTGGGTCGTTTTGATGTTGAGATACTGCTCTTCCAAAGACACAAGAAAACCCAACCAAAGAAACCGAAGCCACTTTGGAAGGGTCTTGCTGAGCTTATAGAGTTCTTTAAAACTGGTCGTTCTTAGTGATGGGTACATCAGCTTTTGGATACGGAGGCACCGGTCTACGGTAAAGACGATTCATAGCCTCTTCATAGAAGATCGAATCTGTCTTACCAGAAGCTTCAAGAGATGTCTTGACATTAAGCCACTTCTTGTACTCCTCATAGGTCATGTTGTCGTCCATTCAAGAGCCCTCGCAATGATGGGTAGTTGTTGACAAAAGATTTGTTTTGTTTGTTCTGCGACCTTTCGATGCTCTAGCTGAGTACCATCGGTTGTACGCAGTTGAATGTAGTGGATCCACGAACGAACAGTCCCGTTCATGTATAGCCGTGTTGGGGAAGACAACGGAAGAACCTCTCGGGCACATTCCTTAGCAACACCCTTACTCAGCATTTCTTCATAGAGATCTTCTGCTTCGGCGTAATGAGCAGCTATCCGGCGATAGAACAGCTGTGTCCTTTCTTGAGAAAGATCATCAAACGAGTTCTGTCGGTTCTTAATGTCCTGACGACGTAGATGGGGAAGATCAATACCCCCAAGATCAGAGACTCTTGCATACCGTTGGGAAAACTCCTGAAAGGAAAACGAACGGTGACGAAGAATCTGTGGACTAATAGAACGCGTGGTGTTTATCTCAAGAATCATATTAGCCATCTCAAAGATAGACCAATGACCGTGTTTAATACAATAACCAAGAAGCTTATCCACTGTCTGGTGGTTCTCTTGGTTCTGAGGATTAGAAACCCTAGCACAGTAAGCAATGATTTCTTCTGCGTCTTGGTTAATAGAAACAAGACGAACAAGCTGAGACATGAAGTGATGAATGGTGGAAGGTGGTAATTAAATAGACAATAATAGACATAATAGAAACAACAGTAATAGTTATTCTATAGTCTGCTTTTGTTTATGTCTATTGGGTCTGTGACAAACGGAATCCACCCTTCGGGTGTCTTCCTGATTTTGTCTTGGATTTCTATTGTGTCGTCAAAAGCTAACGCTCCGGGGCTTCGCCCCTACGCTAACTATATTCTGTGTCGTCCCCAACTCCCCCCTTTATCCCCCCTCTTCCCCTACCGCTCAAGGATCGGCTCGCGCAGAGTCGTTTACAAAATTTGGTCTTTAATTGTGCTTGTTGTTTGGGGAGATACCGGGGAAAGCGGGTCGTTTTGTGGGCGGGGGTCGGGAGGTGACGATTTTGGGTTCTGTCACCCCCCTAATTACCGCTGTTCCACACCGAGAGACACCACTCTCCCGGTCCTACGGAGCACCTTTTTCTAAATCCAGTTGTGGACTGCGTTTTCACCCAAACCCACTCCTTCAAAGTTTTGGCCGGTGACAAGGCGATCTGTGGCCTCCTGAGGGTGGTTGATAAAGGCTGTTAGCATCTGGTTCCAATCCTCTCTCTTAGCCGCGATGGCGGCCTCTTTTGCGGAAATGGCAAGGATGTCTTGGAAGTACTTAATGCCAAGAGCAAGGGCGTCTACGCGGTCATCGTGCTTTACTGCGCCTTTTTCCCGACACATACGGGTAAGCTGGTACATCAGCATTCGTGGAAGCCGTTCTTCTGGGGCAAGGTCAGGGTTGCTGCGGTAATCCCACTCAATAAGCCTTTGGTCAAGAACAAGACGATGCTGGTTAAGGACGGGTTCTAATGTGTCGATGATCCGGTCTTCCTTTCGGGTGGTTGCTCGAACCTCTTCAAAGTCAATACCAACCTTCATCTCAATGGCGTGTCGCTTCATCAGCTCCATGACAGCACCATCACCAAAGTTAGATTCAATAACGCAGAGACTTGCTTTGTATTTCTTTGCTCGTCTTAGGATCTCACAAAGGGTCGAATCAGAGTATCCGTCTTGATTAGCAAAGATGTCTCTTACAAAGAGGTATCCGTTGATTTGCGAGATGACAACCGCAACCGTCTCATCCTTACCTCTGCCGCTGGGGTCCACACTAACAATAGTCTGCCCGTATGGGACAAATTCCGAAACAGTCTTAGGCCGGTGCCATCTATCCCCAGGGAGAGCGACAGCAGGAAGGTCAAGCTGAGTTTCCTTATCGGAGCCCCACACCAAGTCACTTGGACCCTTTTCCAGGTCAAGCGGTAGTACTGAAAAGTCGCTGAGCTTAAGAGGAAATTTAAGGGCGTCCGACAGGCTCGTATCCAGCATGAACTGGAGCATGAAGTTACTCCGGGACATACTGGTTTCCCTTTCCAGTAGGTTAATCTCGGAGAAGCGTGTGTCGGTTGGTCTCCAAGAAAGTGCTTCGTGTCCGTCTCTTTCAATATCTTTTGCCAGCTGTGGTGCTAGTACCTCGTCATACCCGGTAAGGTCTTTTGGGTATCGTGCGGGCCAGACAAAAGGTCGATAGTTCCGTTCTCGTAGTGTGCGGTAAATAGTAAAGGTTGTTTGTGGTGTGCCGAGAAACACGATACGAGAATCTTTCTTTGGTGTAAGAACGGACTCGCCTTCAGTGACCAGTTGAAGCAACTTTTCACGCATGAGGTCGGTAGCAGAGTTAGCGGGAACCTCAACGTCGTCGAATACAATAAGGTCGGCTCGACTACCAGTGATTTGCCCGGTGATGCCAACACTTTTAACTGACGGAGCTTGTGCGGGTTTACAACCGGCAACATCAAACGAAACGCGGGACCACCGTTGATCATCGTCCACAGGGCGTAGATGAGCCAACCAGTCGAACTCCAAAATGCATTTCTGACAGAAGATAGTAAAGTCATCAGCTCTTTGTTTAGACGCAGAAATAACAAGGATCTTCTTATCACGGTCGATCCATAGCGTCCACAGAACAAAGGCAGCAGCGATCCAGGATTTACCGAGTCCTCGGAAGGCTTGGATCTGTAGTCGTTTTGGTCCACCTTGAAGATACTGAGCAATGGCTATTTGTGCTCTTGTTGGAGGAGGCAGGTCTAGCGACTTCCATACAAGAGAAAGAAAAAGAGGAAAGGAATCCGTAAGTTTTTGTTCTACGGTCCTAGAAGGGGCTTCTAATGCGGTCATAAGGGAAACATACGGAAAAAGGGGTGGAGGCCCATTAGAGAGCCTCCTAGATGCCACTCAGCGCGTCTTACGTTTCTTTCTCTTCCGAGCAGAAGAAAGGGAAGCAGCAACAGCTTGTTTTTGTGGGTAACCTTCCTTCATCATCTTGCGGATGTTTTGGGCTACCGTTTTACGAGAGCTGCCTTTTTTCAGGGGCATTACTTCATCTCCGTGGTATATTTCTTACCACGCCAGGTAAAGGTCTTAGCGCCAGACTTCCGAGCAGTACGGAAGGCATCGTTAAAGGACTTCTTATTGAAGGAACTCTGAGTTGTCTTAGGCGCAGCGGGGCCTTGCTTTTGAGGCATGGCTTTAGCGCCATACTTCTTTTTAGCTTCCTCAAGGGTGCCTGTTGCGGTGTTGTCGGCCTTAATGCCCTCATAGAAAGTAGCGCCACGACCAGCCAGTTTGCCCGCAGCACCAAGCAGACGCTTGGCTCCAGACACTGCAAGTTTGCGAGCCATACGGCGATTAGCAGCCACAGCTCCACGACGAGCAACAGCCTTTCTTACTTCTGCCTTACCGCGAGCTTTAGCCACATCCATAGCACTACGACCAGAACCAGTCGTCACTTTTGGAGGATTAGCAGGTTTAGG